TGGTAAAGACAAAGTAATTGTCAATCTATCAAGCGCAGTCACCTACAAATATACACCGACACAATATCCTCCAGAGTTTTTTGGATACTATCAACACAAACAAAAACTGGATGAACTTTGTAAAGAGTTGACATTAAATAGACTTCCATATATACTTAATGTTAGACCAGCTTGGGTTGACACAAAACTTGCTGAACACATAACAGACTTCAAAATTAACGCAGAACATCTTGCGGATTTAATTTACTATCATATACAAAACAAGGAAAAGTATCAAGTAATTGATATTGTCATCAGATGAATGAATTGAAACAGTGGTCACAAGGCGAGAAAGCAAAACAAGTTACTAAGACATCAAGATACTGGGTTCATTATGAATCAGAAAAACATCTTGACATTCAGTGTGGTAACGCAGCTTTTGTTCTTGGGTATAATGATGGTGATGTTCTTAATGCTATGCGCGAACAACCCATAAATTTTTTGCGTGGAAACAGCGGAGAGTCTTGCGAAGCAAACGATGAGTTGATCAAATACGTTTGCGAAAAAGGTAACTGGGCATCAGTTGCTTGGGCTGTTAGTGGAAGTGATGCTGTTGAGACAGCGATTGCCATGAACGACTCATATTGGCAACAACGTGGTGAGAGAAAAACTAAAATTCTTTCATTCGTTCCTGGTTATCATGGAACCACTATGTTGGCAAAACATCTTCGTGGTGAATACGCATACCTTAATCGTGTCGTGATGGTACAAGCACCGAGCTGGCGCACACAAGAACAACAAGAAGAAACAGAATTACAGGCACTGCGCACTGTTAGGCAAATTCTTGAAAACAATACTGAGATCGGTTGTCTGATTATGGAAACTATGCCATGGGTCAGCGACATATCACCTTACACTAAAAACTGGTGGCAAACGATTAGAAACCTTTGCGATGAGTTTGGCATTCTTTTCGTGTTAGATGATGTTGCTTTGTGCTGGGGTAAGATGGGAACTATGTTCGGTTGGCAGTCCTATGGTGTTCAGCCTGACATCTCTGCTCTAGGCAAATCTTTTACCGCAGGATATACACCTCTCGGTGCTGCTGTTTGTAATAAACGTGTCAGTGATGTTCTATCAACTAAGTCGTGGGATCACGGACATACTTGGGCACCAAACATGCAAGGTATCGCAGCATCGTTGGTCGCAACCAAGAAGATCGAAAACCTTTTACCACGTGTTGATGGCATCAAACAGCGTCTTGTTGGTATAGGTGAGTCGCTTGGTTTGACGTATCGTGGCGACTGCTTGTTTGCTTGCTATGATACCCCAACTACCTATACGTTGGCTGATTTATCCTCTGTGGGACTTGCTGCAACAATTCCAGGACTCAACTGCATTAAGGTTATATCACCTCTAATCGCTGATGATGAGTATTTTGGAGAGCTACAGACACGTTTGGAGGCTCTTGTAAGTCTAAAATAACCCTTTTCTGAGTAGGGTTATGTAAAATAGTGCTTTACTTTAATTCATCTTTCATGTATAATTATGTTATGATGATTGATAAAGGGTCTATATTATGAGTTTGTTGACAGTTGGAAACCCAAAGTTGATGAAGGGTCAAGCGCAAGGCTACCTTTCTTCGGTTCTACATTTCGCCCCTGCTAATTTGTCAGGTAAAGAAGTGTGTCCAAAAAGAACAGCTGGTTGCACATCGGCATGTTTAAATACTGCTGGTCGTGGTGGTATCTTCAAAAAAGGCGAAAGCACCAACGTAATTCAACAAGCACGTATCCGCAAGACTAAAGCATTCTTCGCTGATCGTCAAGCATTCCTCAATGAGTTGGTTGTTGAGATAATCAAAACAAAAACAAAAGCAGAAAAACAAGGACTGATTCCAGTCTTTCGTTTGAATGGCACCAGCGACTTATCATGGGAAAAGTATGAAGTCGCAAATCACAAGAATATCTTTGAAATGTTTCCTGATGTGCAGTTCTATGACTATACAAAAATTGTTGGTCGCAAGGTTTCTCACATTAAGAACTACCACTTGACATTTTCAAATGCTGATGGTAACATCAACGATGTGTTGAAAGCGAAAGCGAATGGCATGAATATCGCAGTTGTTTTTAGAAAAGAGTTGCCAACAAAATATCTTGGCATGACAGTTATAAATGGTGATGAAACCGATCTTCGTTTTTTGGATCCAAAGGGTGTTATCGTTGGTCTCAAAGCCAAAGGTAAAGCAAAGAAAGATATCTCAGGATTTGTTGTATGAATAAATTTAAAATGATGAAAGAAAAGAATGCGATCGACAGTGAGATTCTGTTGATAACACAAGAAGAATGCGCTGAGGTAACACAAGCAATCAGTAAGGTGTTTCGTTTCGGTATTGAGGGCGAGCACAATGGACAAACAAATCGCGAACGTCTTGAAGAAGAAATTGGCGATCTTATGTGTATGATTGACTTGTTGATTGATAGTGGTGTCGTGAGCGAATCAGCTGTGATGACAGCGAAAAATGAGAAATTGAATAAATTGATTACTTGGTCTAAAATTTTTGATGAGAAATTTTAATATGAACATAGATAACTTCTTCAACAGACTTGCAGCAAACAACTCCCGCAACTTTAAGATCGAGGAACTGAATGCGCAGAGCCACAACGGAACTCTGCGTGAGGTAATTCGGTTAGCACTAGATCCATTCACACAATTCTATCAACGCAAGATTCCTGTATATGAACCCAACCAACATTCAGTTGGTGGTTTACAAACTGCAATAGACATGCTGTTCGATCTTTCATCTCGTACAGTCACAGGAAATGCTGCAATTTCTCATCTTACTACAATCCTTTCTGGTTTAGAAGAAGATGATGCTAAAGTGATTGAACGAATCATTAAGAAAGATTTGCTATGTGGTGTTGATGTGTCAACAGCTAACAAAATTTGGCCAGGACTGATTGTTGAATATCCATGTATGCTTTGCTCACCATTTGAACAGAAGCTGATTGATAAGATTAAATTCCCAGCCTACGCACAAATGAAAATGGATGGTATGCGCTTCAATGCCATTGTTCGAGATGGTAAGGTAGAATATCGTAGCCGAAACGGTAAAGAGATTAACTTGCTAGGAAATCTTGATGACCAATTTTTAGCAATGGCTGATGGTGGTGAGTATGTGTTTGATGGCGAATTGCTTGTACTGTTTCCAGATGAGATGCAGTTTGCTGATCGTCAGACTGGTAATGGTATTCTGAACAAAGCGAACAAGGGAACTATCTCTGTTGAAGAAGCATCTCTTATTAATGCAAGTGTTTGGGATGTGATTCCGTATGTGTTGTTCTGTGAGTCATATTGCGCAACACCGTATAGTAAACGATTCAGTCAGTTGCGCACTATGCTGGAAAATGTAAAAGTCAAAGGTAAACGTGTATGGAATGTTACGTCGACCACTGTTGACACTATTGATCAAGCCCAAGAGATTTTCCAAGAATATCTGGCACTTGGTCATGAAGGTATTATTTTGAAAGACGGATCAGGTGTTTGGGAAGATAAACGTGCCAAGCATCAAATTAAGTTCAAAGGCGAACTCGAATGTGATTTAAAAATTGTTGGAACTGAACCACACAAAAAGAAACCTGAGTGGCTCGGAGCAATTGTTTGCGAGTCAGCTGATGGCATTATTAAAGTGAATGTGGGGAGTGGATTCAATGACGAACATCGCAAGACGCTTAAAGAGAAAGATATTTTGGGGAAGATTGTCGCTATCAAATACAATGCTAAGATTAAAAATAAATCTGGTGAACAGAGTTTGTTTCTCCCAGTATTTGTCGAGATCCGCGAAGATAAAGATATCGCGGATAATTCTAAAGTGATCCAATAAAAATGCTTTACAGAAATTCATTTTCGGAGTATAATTGACTTATGAAGATTAAACTTAAACCCTTGACGCCACGTAACTTTGTTGCAAAAGACTTGCGTACACCTAAGTATGCGATGCGAGTTGTTGTTTCTAAAAAAAGTTACAAACGTGTAAACGAATTTAAAATTATGAAGGAGAATGACTATGCCTAATTGGTGCAACAATACCGTAACGATATCACATGAAGACGCAACTAAAATTGATGCGATTGAACACGAATTGATGCGTGATAATCCTGAACTTTTCAATTCACTAATCCCACGTCCAGCAGCAGAAGACGACTGGTATAGTTGGAACGTAAACAATTGGGGTACGAAATGGGACGCATCAATACACCAGTATGAACGTCTAGATGAGAATACAATTACTGTTGAATTTGACACAGCATGGTCGCCACCTTTAAAGTTTTATTACACACTGCTTGATGCTGACTATACCGTAAATGGTATGTATCATGAGGGTGGTATGGTATATGCTGGCGTCTTTGAAAATGGTAACGATGATTATTATGAATATGACATGAACGATCTTGCCACCATTCAAGCTCTTCCTGAAGAACTACTTGAATGGACAGGCTTAGAACAAAGTTATGAAGACTATCATGATGAAGAATCGTATGAAAGATTTGAGCACAATTTAGATGGAGATGAGAAGTGACAGTTCCAATGGAAAGAACAAATGCAGTATTAAATACTGAACAGTTTTTACTTGATCTTTTGAGACCTTCGGTAACGCCAAGAGTACCGAAACAAATACGTGAAAGAGCACGTGGGTTATTGAGACACTACCCATCTTCTTTCGACATGGATGTTATCAGTGAACGTGAAGATAGTTTGACAGAACAAACTATAATGAAACACAAAGTTTTTGGAAAGAGTTACAAATGAAAGTAGCAATCAATCGTTGTTTTGGTGGTTTTGGTTTGAGTCACGAAGCTGTTATGCGATACTTTGAGATTAAAGGTACCACTGTTTACCCAGAGCAGGGTGGGGGTGTCTGGAAGTTTTGGACTTACTGGACAGTCAAACCAGAAGATCGTATTGAAGATAAAGAAGGCGAAGCATTCTCATCTATGTCCATAGATGAACGTAAAGCATACAACGAGGCTTTTGCTGCACAAACTGTTTGTCCACGAGAGATTGCACGCAACGATCCAGCACTGATTCAAGCAATTGAAGAACAGGGTACTGGTGCTTTTGGCGACCACGCAGAGATTGCTATCGTTGAAGTGCCCGATGATGTTAAATGGCACATCTATGAATACGATGGTCTTGAACATGTTGCTGAAGATCATAGGACTTGGTCATGAAAAATTTAGAAATTCCTTTCGAGGTTGCCGATGGCATTACAAGATGCAATCTAATTGATGCGAAAAATTATCTTCAGTCAGAATTAGATGAGTGGCAAGCAAATCCTAAGACTGAAGATAATCCAGATGGTTATTGGTTGCATCCTGAAGATGTGGTCATTAACATGCAGTTGGTTAAAGCGATGACATTAATTATCAATTACTATGGTGGTGAAAATGCGTAGAGAACTAGACGAAGCACTATGTGCAAAGTATCCGCTGATCTTTAAGGATCGTCATGCA